TTTTATAATGTTGACGATATAATTGACGATGACGGAAATATGCGCGAAGATTTAAGCGAAGACTTAAAGTGTGTTATTGACGGGGTGGAACATAAGCCAATGCTTATTGGAAGCGGTGAAAATGCAGAAACTTTATACACAAAGAAATACACGTTAGCGAACAGAGATAAGGCACTTGAGCAACTTACTAAGTACATGGCTTTAATAAGCGATAAATTAGAAATAAGCGGGAAAATAGAAACAATCGCCCACCCGGTAGCGGAACAGCTAAAACAAATCAGAGAGCAATTTAAATCTAAATAATGTGGTCAGCCGTCCAAAAAGACTTCTTTCAAAACTCAACACACTCATTTAATTTTCTATGCGGTGCAGTGTCATCGGGGAAAACTTACATATCTAATATTCGATGGTTTGACTACGTAATGAATGAAGCTCCAAATGATTGCCTATTAATTATGAGCGGGAAAACAATGGAATCTCTTTATGATAATTGCATTCGTGACTTAAAAGCCATGGATGACGGAATTAACGATTGGTCATTTTCACATATTCGACCCGGTGCAGTTTCTAGAATAAAAGTAATATCAAAAAACATAGAGATATCTTGTATCGGTGCAGACAATGAAGCGTCATGGAAGAGATCACAAGGTAAAACTACCGCAGGTGCGTATTTTGACGAAATAACAAATCAGCCTAAAAACCTTGTTAAGTTAGTTTCTAAGGGGTGCAGGCACCTCGGAAAACAATGGCCAAAGTTTGCGACAACTAACCCAGATGTACCAAGCCATTATATTCGTACTGATTACTTACTTAATAAAAAGATTGATATTGCTATTTGGCAATTCTATATGACAGATAATCCATCATTAACTAAAGAGTACAAAGAAGAGTTGGAAAACACATACAGCGGTGTAATGTATGATCGGTTTATACTCGGTAAATGGGTAGCATCAAGTGAACATACAGTCTATCGATTCGACCGAAAATTAAACGAGGTTAAAACTAACTTAGACTTTATGGCCGGACAAGATAGCTATATGACTTTTGACTTTGGAGTAAACGATCCAACATTTATTATAGTTTGTCAGATATTACAAGTGCCAAAAAGTATGAATAAAATGGGTGTTAATAAATATAATTGATGAGTATTGCAACCGCAACAAAGACGCTGAACATTATAAACGCTGGGTATTATCACGTCCTTATTATAGTGAGACAGATTGGCGTTTTTATGGTGACCCGTCTGGGGCAAGTAGGGGGTCATCATTAAAATCATGGATTAGTGAATTGGCGCCAGAAATACAAGTACAGTATCGTACTAAACCATCGGTAAATGACATGATAGCAAACGCAAATAAATACATTTCATGTGTACGAATAAATGAAAAGCAGTGTCCAAAAACATTCGAGATGTTTGAAAACTGGGCATATCCTATGGACGCACAAGAAAACCCGAAAGAAGGGGCACTCCCTAACCATGATTTATACTCTCATCCAGGAACCGCTTTTTATTATGGCACAATAAACCACTTTGATAATTCTAACCGTGGCGGTGCGCTAGTATATTGACAAATCGTGAAAATCATGTATAATACACGTAGGAGAATTGCACATGTCAGTTTTATCGGACGAAATAAACCAACGAATTAGAACCACATCGAAAATCCATCAAAAGATGATCGTACGGTCATTGGTAGACATCTACCGAGATCGCTGGTTACACATCATTGAAGATGAACTATCTAGGCAATTCTCTCCTAAGGAATACCAAAAATTATATTGGTTACGCACTCAAGAATTAAACCTTTTGAAACGTGTAGTAAATGAATTATCACTTGTCTATAAAGAGCCTGCACAACGCTCATTATATTTTGAACTTAACGAGAAAGAAGAGCAAGAATCTACCGAAACAATCAAAGCAAATGACCTATACTCTGATATTACATGTGGAGTAAAAAAAGATGTTATTCTAAAGCAGGTCAATCGATACACAAATCTTACAAACCATACAGTTTTAAAAGTCGGGTATGCTAAAGGTAAATTAGACTATGAAATATTATTATTTGATAATGTAGAAGTTTATACAGACCAGAATGACTGGACTAAGATTATAGCCGTTAAATATTATACAGGTCTAGAATTGCCAGTTGATTATTCAATCTACTCAACTGCTAACCCTGCAAAGAAAGAAAACAGATCATCGAGTGACCGAGTTGAACATGCCGCGTTAATGACTCAAGAGTATAATAAAGCAATTATTTGGGTATCATCTGATATGCCATCAAAGGGACTGATTGAAAACGCTGGTATCGAGTCGTTACAAGCCGGAAAAGTTTACTATGTCGAATGTCAAGGTAATAGCGAACACATAACAGAGGTGCGCGATAATCCTTATATCGATGAACATGGTGATTATGTATTACCGTTTGTATTCTTTGATAAAAACTATCCTATTGATTGTCGGTTTGATTTTAGTAGCGGTAACGATTTAAGAGACTTGACAGTAAACGCAGCCATTATGCTCATACACCTCAATGAGTTGTTAAAATATCAGTCTTATAAAACGCTTGTATTGACAGTGCAAGATCGAAACAAACTTCCCCCTGAAGGTCTAGAAATTGGTCCTACAAGTGCCATAGTGTTAGAAAGCGGAATCGAAGGTGGGAACGCATCTGCAAGCGTACTTGACTTACAAAGCAACATCAACGGTCTACTTGATTTTATTCAAAAGCGCATTTACATGGTATTAGCAGGATACGGAGTGTCTCCAGAAAACTTCTCAATGAGTGGGCAAGCTCAAAGCGGTCTAGCGTTGCAGATATCAAACATGGGCAAGTTAGAAGCACGACAAGATCAAATCGACATGTACCGAATGGCAGAGGAACAATTATTTGAAATCGAACGTATAGTTTACAACACGAACGCACTCAATGAAGGGCGCGAATTGTTAGATGTTAAACTAGACTTTAGAGCAGACTTTTCCGAGCCATCATTCCCGATTGACCGAGCTCAAGAGGCGGCATGGCTAACATTCCTTAAACAGAATAACGCTATAACAGACTTAGACATAATTAAGAAAGAGAATCCTGATCTAGACGATGACGCGGCTATGGCTAAGTTTATTAAGAATAAAGCAATTAACCAAAAGCAAAGCGTAACATTGCAACCATTAGAGACACCAATATTAAAAAATGTCAGCGATAAATAAGAGTATAAAAGAAACTCTCGATACTGAAAATAAATATATTGATATGGCAGATAGTGCCATGGATGTTTTAGCGGTCTCAATTGGTGAATTGCTAAATGACAATGACAAAGAAACCGACCCGGCTATAATATACGCTCAAGTAGAACAAAAGATAAAAGAATGCGGACTTGATAGCATGATAGAATCAATGCTAAATAGTGGGTATATGGATTTAATCGGACAATCTGAAAGTTATTATAAAAAAGTTGGACTATTAAAAAATGGATGAGCTAGAGTCTAAAAGACAAACAGACTTATTATCTTTTAACACTCGCAAACAGCAAGTTATATCAGACATAACGGAAACTATTATATTAAAAAGAAACGGATACGTAACAAAACAAGGCGCACTTGATAACATTGTTAGTATCGTAAAAAGAACAAAGAATATTTTTAGAACTGAAATAACAACGAAGGTAAACGCATTTAGACAAATTGTTAATAACTTCATAGCTCAAAAAGTTATCAAGTTAGATACATTTCAGTATGTCGGACCATTGGACGGCAAGACACGTGATTTTTGTAAGAGCCACATAGGACAAATTAAAACTATGGAAGAATGGAACGCTCTTGATAATGGACAAATTAACCCGGTCGGTATCTATAAAGGCGGGTATAATTGCCGGCATCAACTTATTGGAGTTAAAAAATAATGGCAACAATATTAAATAACATCAAAAAGAAAATAGCGTTTTTAATTGACCCATCAAAACAACTCAATGAAGCTGGTGAGAATATTAAAAATATTTTATTTAGCAATTGGAATAAAGGTCAAGGCGGTGACGGTATAAAAATGAAACCGCTAAGTAAAGATTATGCAGAGTATAAAAAAAAGCATGGAAAAAATCCTATACCAGACGTTTTATTACATGGCGATTTAAGACGAGCGTTTAAAGTTAAAAAGAAAACACGATATAATTATATTTTGACAGTCGAAGGAAAAGAAAAAGAAAAACTATCTTACTATCAAGAGCAAAGAGATAACGTAATCGCAACGAATGACAAAATGGTTAAAGAATTAAAAAAAGAAATATTGATAGGATTAAAGGGGTAATCATGGCATCGAAATTTGATCTAACAGGCGAATACTGCATAGACCAAGGCGCAAAATACTCAATCACATTATCAGAAACGGACGATGACGGCAACCCGATTGACTTTACGCTATGGGACTTCCGAGGGGAACTTAAAGTATCGGCACAAGATAGTGTCGCAGTCGCAGAGTTTACGTTTACTAAAACAAGCGCCACGGAAGTTGATTGCATACTTACAAGCGATGAAACAAAAGCCATTACTTGCATAGGAACTAACTACTCTGAAAAGACTGTTTTATATTACGACATTGAGCGCTACATTCTCGATGATGTTGTACGAATGATTAACGGTAAAGCAGAAGTTTCGCCAAATATCACTAAGGAAGCGTAAATGCCTATAACGATACGAGATAATAATAGCGGGATTATTAGCCTTCTTGTAAAAAATAGTGTTATAGAACTATCTAAAAATCAAAACGCACTAATAGAAATAGGTGTAAAAAAAAATGTAATTGATATTAAATCAAATCGCGGTGCAAAAGGTGATAAGGGCGATCAAGGTGACCAAGGAATACAGGGCGAGAAAGGAGACGAAGGCGATCAAGGTATTCAAGGACTAAAAGGAGATACAGGCGCCCAGGGTGAAAAAGGTGATAAGGGCGATACAGGCGACACTGGAGTAGTTACAGCAACATCACCGATAACTTATGACTTACCTACAAAAACAGTCGCACATGTTGACAGCACTACAATTCGCCATGTGACAGATACGGAAAAATCAACATGGAACGGAAAACAAGATGCACTCGGATTTACCCCTGAAAACTCGGCTAACAAAGGGCAGAATAACGGATACGCATCATTAGATAGCGGTGGCAAAGTACCAACTAGCCAAATGCCGTCTACTATTTTAGTTTACAAAGGAACTTGGAACGCATCTACAAACACTCCAACGCTTGCGACTCCTACATTGCTAAGCGCTGGACATGTTTACATAGTCAGCCATGCCGGTACTCAATTTACAATCGATTGGGGAATAGGTGACTGGCTTATATTTAATGATAGCGGTGTAATCCAAAAATCTGATAATACGGATTCTGTTGTTAGCGTAAATAGTCAGACAGGTGTAGTGACAATAACAGCTGATGGAATTGGCGCGGTTCAAAAAGATCAGACAACTCCTCAAACGATGATAGGGAAATTTACTTTTCCTCAAGTAAAAACAAATAATTTAGAATTCGATACCACAGCAACACCGATCACAAACGCACCGGGACTCATTCAATGGAATAGCGTTGACGGGACTTACAATATGGGGTTGCTTAATTCAAGCGTTTTGCAAGTCGGACAAGAAACAATGTTTTACGGGAAAGCATTGGGAGCGATTGCAAATGGTGACGTTTGCCAATTTGCAGGGGTACAAGGCGATCACATACTTATTAAAAAAGCTGTCGGAGGAGAGGTCGAAGCAAGTACGCATTTTTTAGTAGGTGTCGCAACTGAAAATATATCAAACGGAAACTATGGTTATGTGACATGGTTTGGAAAAATAAACGGCATATACACCGACACACCAAATAATCAAGATTCAGCGGACTGGGTCGCAGGTGACATTTTATATTTTAATGTTACTAATGGGCAAATGACTAAAACAATGCCGACCGTTCCAAATCGAATAATAACAATCGCGGCAGTTATAAAAGAGCAAACAGGCACATCGGAAAACGGTATAATAATTGTACGCCCTCATATTAGTTGTAAATTAGCTGAACTTGATGATGTAAATGGAACTCCATTAAATATAGATGGGCAGTTTCCTAAATGGAATAATACTGGAAAGTATTTTGATTTTGACGATAATATAAATAATTACTTAACAAAAGTATTAGCGCCAATTATAAAAACAGCAAATGATAATATTTTATCAACTGAAAGATATGTTATTGGTAATCATGCGACTGTAGCAATATTACTAACATTAGGAGCGTCTCCAACAGCAGGAGAGTTTCATAGAATCACAAATAAAAATGATGCAACAGTGACAGTATCATTTAACACTAAAACATATTATGGCGACTCTACATTTGATTTATACAATGGCGAAACGATAGAAATAATTTACGATGGAACAAATTGGACATAAGGGGATAACATGAGTTTAATAAGACGAATTGAAGGACTAATAGCAGAAGCAGCAAGCTTAACAGGCATCCGCCCGTTATTCGTAGGTGGCAAAGATTGCAACGGTAACGCAACGGCATTGCCAGTTTGCGCAACAACTCCAAAAGAGGGAGTAAACGCGTTATTTATTTCCCCTCGTCCAAATAATATGTGGGAAGAATCTTTCAGTTCTACAATTGCAAGCGGTTTAAATACGGACAACTGGACAGAGATTGTAAAAGCTGCTGGGATGACTGTATCTCAATCTGGCGGCGGAGGCTTAATAGTTGGTGGTACTGTAGCGAATCAAGAAACAATTTACCGTTCGAAAGTTACTTGGTCAGACAGCATGATTTTACGATCTCAAATCACTCTATCGGCTTATAACGCAAATACTCGTTTATGGATTGAACTCGTTGACGTAATTGGCGATGATTTAGTAGTAACGTCATCAACAACCGCAGTCTCAATTACAAAAGTAGGTCATGGGTTTACATCCGAAAATATCGGGCAACTTGTTTTTATTGGGGCATTAAAAAACATTGTCGGTGGTACGATTATACCAGGTCAATGGGCGATTGCATCAATCACAAGCGCTGATATTTTTGTAGTGACGGCAACGGGTTCAACAGGAACGGTAACAAGTGGGACATGCTCGGTTTGGGGTTATAACTCTGTAAGAACAGGAATTGTAAACATCTCAGCGACAACCGCATTACTTGGGGCGACACGAAACGGGCGAAACGGGATAGCGGATAGTAGTTATACAGTTACGACAATTACATCAGGGTCATATCAAATGTTAGTGATTGAGGATGGTGTTATAACTGTTAGTGAATCGACAGCAAATAATGCATCGGTATTGAGTTCACGCGCTCTAAGAAATGTTGGGATACCTGCAAGTGATAAAGAATTATATTTACAAATTAGGGTAACAAACGGGACAACGAATCCGACATCGACAACTTACACATTAGGGATGTTACGATTAGAAGATAACACAGCGATTGCTGTTGCTTTTCCTACTGCAAGAGGTGCAAATATCGGTGGGAACTCTTTAAATGTCGGAGTTTCAAACTTTCCAACAAGTTTTCAAGCAAGTGGAGCGGCTGCACATGATGCGGCTGTTAGTGGAAATCCATTAAGGAGAGCGAGTAGGGCATTAACGGCCGACTACGCATCAGTTGCAAGTGGTGACACCGCAGACCAAATATCTACTTTAAAAGGCGTACAGATTGTAAAACTTGACGGAATCCCAGAAAATCATTGGAGTTATGCATCAATTGCAAGTGGGATTGTATCATCGACCGCGGATGTAGCAATAAAGGCTCTAGTGGCTTCATTAAGAAATTATATTAAAATGATTAAAATAGATCATGATTTATTAAGCGGTGCGACTGAATGTGTGCTAAAAGACGGTTCGACAATTATATGGCGTGGTAAATTACAAACACCAGCAATTGAGGGAGCGTATATTTATTTCGACCCTCCATTAAAAACAACTGCAGGCGCAGCTTTGAACTTTGCTCTTTTATCATCGGTAACAGGTGGAGTTTACGTCAATGCAAGCGGTTATATAGCACCATAAAGGACTAAATAAAATGACAATAGGAAACGCAACACTAACAGGCATAGGCGTTCTAGATTCGGAAAAATTAACAGATACATTGGTACTCATGGATAAATGACGGGATTGAGATTTAAAAATAAAACAAAAAGGAAAATAAAATGAATAGAGTAAGTTTACAAAATAGTATTGGAAATGCATTAGAAGAACGATTCACGGGGTTTATGCCAGTCATACAATCAGATCACGCATACATCCATGCTGGGCTTGGATTTAGTTATATAGCCACAACAGGGACACTAGCAGCATCAGCCACAACATCGATTGAGTTCACAACTCCAACAGTGGCAAGCGGTAAGTTTATACACCTTAGACCGACATTTCTTTCAAGCTCTGAAAATTACATGACAATGAGTATTAACGAAGCATCAACAGCAACAGGCGGATCGAGCGTATTAACATCAATATTAAATCGCAATCGCAATAGTGCAACAGCAAGCGGAATGCAAACATTAAAAACTGGAGTGACTGTATCTGTTGCAGGTGCTCAAATTGATACATTTGCTACAGGTATTGCTGGCGGTAGAGCTGATAACTCAGGCGGTCAAAATGGTGGAGCTAATGAAGAGATCGTCTTAATTCCAAACACAAAATACACAATCACGTTTGCAAACTCTGGAACCGTAACGGCAACCGTTGGAATATATAAATTATTTTGGTATGAAGAAAGTACAGGATTATAATAAAAAACTTGACAAATCGTAAATATCATGTATAATAGATAAAATAAACCTTTGATAGGACTTACAAATGCAAGATGCAAACATTACAGAAAACGAATTACCAGCACAGGAACCAGCTCAAGAAACAAAAACTTACTCTCGCGAATATGTCGAAGAACTAAGACGCGAAAACGCAAAGTATAGAGTTCAAAGAAATGAATACTCTCAAAAATATGAGGGTGCCGAAAAAAAGGCTAGTGAATACGATGCTATGATTAAGAAGCAACAAGAAGAGCAGGGAAAATATAAAGAACTTTATGAAGGCACGGTAAAACAAGTCGAAGAATTGAAGCGTTACGAAAGCCGCGTTCAATCCCTCGAAGGTGTTTTTTCTGGGCAACTTGACGAACTAAAAAAGAGTTTGAAAGAGGACGACATAAAGTTAATCGATGACCTCCCCGCAGAGATGTCAATCGAACAGAAATTAAACTGGGCTAGAAAATTAGTCGGTAATGGTGTAAAAACTCAATCAGCTCCCGACCTTAGAGGCGGTGGCGATAACGTTCAAAGTATCGACAATGTTATGAAAAAATATATGGAGGGGGATTCTAAGACAAAAATGGAAATATTATTTGCCGTAGAAAAAACAAACCCGACTCTGTACAACTCACTAATAAACTCATAAGGAAAAACAAATGGCATATACAAGTTTCTCGGACATTTATGATCCGATTAAAATCTCAAAAATAGTAGGCGATTCATGGATTCTTGACACCGCTATTCTAAAAAGTGGTATCGCAAAACGTGACGCATCCGCAAATGGCGGTTCACTTTCTTATACTCTTAGAGACAGAAAGTTTCAAGATGTAAGCGGTCAAAACGTAAAAGCCGGTGGAACTATTTCTACCGTTGGTAATTCACAAATCAAAGTTACTCACCCGATAATTTTCAAAGACGCAGGAATGGAAGAATCTGACGTGCTCGAAATGATTAAAGAAAAAAGCGCTCCATCTGTAAATGCAGACATGGCGACTTCAATCAAAAATGCGGCTTCTCAATTCCTTGACAGCTCGATGATATCTTGTATAGAAGGCGTTGCGGCTGCTCTTACTGACAATAAAACCGGTTCCGGTGCAATTGTTGACGGTGCAGGACTTTTGGCTGCTAAAGGTATTCTTGGTGAACGTGGTTTGATGTTAAACGGTGGCGGAATGCTTATGCGTTCAGACATGTACTTTAAACTCGGTGCGCTTGGACTTGTTGCTATGACTGCAAATACTTTTGGAAATAACTTCCAAAATCAAGTTGTTTTGCAAGGTCAGTTACCTACTAATGTTCTCGGACTTACTCCAATAATCAGCGACAAATGTACTGATCTTGGTTCTAACAAAGATTACATCTATTTAATTGGTAGCGAAGCGATGACTATCAAAGGTAATGAAGCACCTACAATCGAATCAGCAAAGCTAACAGCCGTTAAAAAGCGTGGGACAGTTACTCTGTTCGGTGTTTCTTACGGTATCGGTTTTGACGGTGTAACATGGGGACTTGCCGGCAAAGAAGACGTCTCTGACGTTGAACTTGCTACATCTGGTAACTGGTCACTTTCTTACTCTTCATCTAACCAAGTTGTTTTAGCACGTTTCTATACTGCTACAGCTTAATATAAAAAAAGGACATATAACATGGCTCTAAATTATGGTCAAATTGGTGTAATTAGCAAAGCGATAACCTTTGCAGACGCTGGGACAGGTGTAGAACTTGGTTTCTTACCCGCTAACGCTTATATAACCGCCATTCAAGTTGGTGTATCGACAGCGTTTAACGGTGATACTACTAATACTCTTGATGTCGGTATAACTGGCACATTAGCAAAGTTTGCAAATGACATTGCTCTTGGTTCTGCAGCGAATGCCTCTGTTACTTTACTAGGTAGCGGTGTAGTTCAAAGCACAAACACAGCGACAAAGTTAATCGGAACAGTAGTTTCAACCGCATCAGCTTCTGCTGGGGTTGCTAGAGTAACTATTACTTACGTACAACTTTAATAATCATGGCTACCGACTCAAACTATACCTCTTTTAAGTTTTTTGAAAAACAAGTAGAGCAGGCGGTCAAGGTCGGTACCATAGATAGACAGACAGCAAAGAAAACAATCGAGGAAGCTAGGAAAAATTATAGTACTGGCTCTCTCGATAAACTAAAACAATTAGCAGGTAAAAAATAATGATTATTGACAGACCTCACAGATCGAACGGTGAAATAGCCGGATACCACTTAGCAATACACAAAGACAACGGCCACATGTCAGGAAAGTATATCAGCATTGACGAGTATAATTCACTTAATGAAAAGACAATCGAAGTCGAAAAAGAAAAAGTATCTTTTGGCAATAAGCTAAAAGAAGAAGATAACAAAGATATTGAAATAGAATTAGCGATTGCGGAACCCGTAAAAAGAACACGAAATAAAAAATGATACAAAGAGAAATTGCAGTTAATACAGATTATAATTTTGTAGTATCGTACTATAACAACGGTATTCAATTAATTCCAACCTCTGCAAATATCTTTATATTTGACAATTCAGGCAACACGATAATAAATAACGTGGCTATGACAGTATCATCAAAAGGTGAGTTGTCATATAAGTGGCTAACAGCAAGTAATAACACTGAAAACAAAAACTTTAAATGTAAAATTAGTTACTTACTTACTGGCAATACAATCCCATTCGTTAATCATTACTTATTTGATGTTGTTAAAACTCCATTGGTGTGTAGCGTTACCGACCAAGATTTATTTATGTATGTCGGAGAAATTCGCGACAAAGTAAAAGAAAAAACCACATCGACAAGCTCACAAGGTACATTAAGCACGTGTTATGCAGAAAACTTATTATCGGATTCCAGAGACTTTAAAGGCGGGTTTGTTACATTTTTTATCGATGACGATCCTACATGTATAAAAACACATGACGCGAGAATAACAGCATACGACATGACAAACGGTAAAATAACATTTACCCCGTCATACTCTCAATACATAGATTCAGACGTAACAATTAAAATCAGACCATCATTTCAAACGATTATCGATAACGCTTTTAATCAATATGTCATTCGAGATATTCGGGCAAAGTCAACCGCGTCCTATGGTAGCAATACAACCGCATCCGGGTATATATCTGGCGAAGTTGTAAACAACATGGTAATCTTTAAAGCACTTGAAAATTATTGTTTCTCTCAAGTTGAAGAGAATGATGATAAGTGGGACATCCGAACAAAGCGATTTGCAGAAAATTATAATAATGAACTTGGTAAACTATTTGAACCATTTGATCAAAACGGGGACGGAAATATAGACAGCGTAGAAAATGAGTTCAGACCTTCATATAGTAGCGTGAGCCTAGTTAGATGAGCATATCAAGTGAATGTCTAGAGTTAGTTAAGCATATACAGAGCAAGACAAAGACAAATTGTTATTTTGGTAATAAGAATTATGGGGCAGATGATTATCCGTTAATTAAAGTTATACCGGATACAGATTTCAGTTTGATTGAAAACTCTGAATCATTTTTTATAGACTATGAGTTGACTATTAAAATCATAGTTGGAAGAGAAAACGAACTCGAAGCATTAAAGGTTTTTGAAAGTCTGTTTTGTGCGCTCTCTTCATTTGGAGAATGTCAGGGGCACAAGTTTGGCGAAAGCGGGCAAGCCGAATACACAGCTAATACTTACGAAATAACATTGAAGTACATTTTAAAAATAATAAAAATAACATAAAGGAAAATAACAATGGCTATTCAAAATTTTTACACAGGTTTGGAAGACGTCAATTTGGCGAAAGATGCCATATTTGATCAAGGTAAATTATATATTCAACGGTATCTCTATGTAGGAACCGCAGTACTCGCAACACCAGGGACAACCGCAACACTAACACCTCCAGTTTCTCCGGCATGGACAGTGAATGAACTTGCTTCAACTGTAGCAAATAACATCTTGATTGTTGATAACAACGGAAAAGTTGCAGCAGGAAAGGTTACATCAAATACAGCAACCGCAATTACATTTAGCTCAACCGCTACTCTTTTAGAAGAGGACGGGACTACTGCCGCGTCATTTACAACAGCGACAACTTACAACATTTACGTACTTACACCATCATCGACAGTCGGTAATACCTATGGACCATTCTGGGGATTCAGCGAAGGTGTAGCGTTAAACTTCACTCAAACATTCAGTGACTTCAAGTTTGGTAAACCTCGAAAACTGATATGGCGAGACCTAGAAGAAGTTGTCGCAAGTGTTACAGGCGGTCACGTTAACTGGTCAGACCCGGACACTCTAGAGGCTATATTTTCGGCTCCTCAATATGGAAAAAACTCAACAGGTTATTCCTACGCAATGGGATCAGCGAGCGCATGCGGTGGGGCTGGTAACTATTATAGACTTGCTTTCAAAGTCAAGGATCGTAATTGCCGAGACATTTGGATCATAATTCGTAAAGTTCAATTCAACGCAGATGGTAACATCTTTGGAGAATCTGAAAACGGATCGACAATGGTTAACTTCAATGCGATGGTTTTGGCTGATGGTTTCTATCCCGAAACTGCAGACATGATCCAAGTAATTAGGACAACCTAATGATGACAGCATCGATCGCCTTCTTGGTGGTCGGTGTTGGTTTCTTTATTACAGCGATTGCCTTATTTGTATCGCGAAAGAATACCAATGATCCGATCTATATAGATACATCGGGAATAAGAAAAAACGACCCGAAAAACTTTATTGATATATGGAGGGGTAAGACTCTCAATATAAAGATAGATGATAAGTACCATATTATAATCAGTGACATGCCATTTCTTTACGCGATCAATCATCTTGAGCGAATGGCTGCGATCTATGACTCACTAAGACAAACGCTAAAAATTGAAGTTTCTCAAACTGCAAAAAATCAAGTATTATTAAAAGTCTATAACATAGCAATAAATCACTTATATAAAATGTGTTTACCATATTGTAAACATAAGTTCGGACTTAAAAAAGCATTGCACAATAAAGCATCAAATAACATGATGTGGCTACTCTCTGTTTGTGAAGAAATTACAGATTATTGGCGGGTGACCGAAAAAAAGTTGGAACTCCTGGGGACGGGAGAAACACTACGCGGGACGGCTGGGCAGATGTTTTCATGGGATTCTCTGAAAGTGGACGACCAAGGAAAGATATTGATACCTGGCTAATTAGGCACATGATGGCATGGTTAAATTATAAAAACCGTGAGGCAGTCGAAGCGGAACGACTAAGGAAACAAAATGGCGACAGATGACAAGATTGAAATAGAATTAGCCTTAAAAGGTGCAAAAGAAGCCGTCAAATCACTTGAAGCCATTACTAAGAAAAGTGAAGAGCTTCCAAAGAAGACAGAGGATGCTTTTAAAAAGTCTGAAAAGACTATGACAAGTGGACTTGATAAAATAGGAAATGGATTTAAATCAATGCAAACTAAGGCATTGATTGCAGTCGCAGCAATTGCCGTTGCGTTAAAGACAATTAAAATAGGGTTTGATCTATCAAAACAATTTGCAAAGTTTGAACAATCAACATCCGCTA